ATATTACTATCTTCATGACCTAACATCCAACCGTTTGCTTCTATTACTAGTCTGTTATTATCACTCTGGTCGTAATCTTTATATACATTTTGGAACATTTCAGTTAGTCTATAATTCGTTCCACCCCAATAATATTCAACTCCATCATCCCATCTTGGGTTTCCGCTTCCTAATTTTGTACCTTTATATGCATTTAATTTTATTGTTAATCTTACGTTTGGTATTACTCCGTTTTGTCCTATTTCTAGGTTTACATCTGTATCATTATTTTGTACTTGAAATGTTCCAGGCGTTGAACTATCAGGATATACTACATTTAATACACACCCTTCCATTGTATAATCTTGTCTAAATTCATCTCCATGAATTACCACTCCTATACCATCGCCGTTTTCATCTGTTTGGTTTTTATTACTATAGTAATTTTTATATATATCCCAATAGCTCAATAATGGTACTGCGTTAAATTCTCTACTAATTACATCTCCATCGTTATCAGCTCTCCCTAGTCCACGTACATTTAAATAGCTATAAATTGAACTACTATTTACTTGTGCATTATCTGTTAGGTTTGTTTCATCGTATTTTGCGTGTAATTTATATTGAGGTAATTTAATCTCTTTCATGTCTAACCCTACACCCAACATATTCATATGTAATTTCCCGTTATACAGTCTTATTGGGCATTCAAATACATCTAATTGTACCTTATATCTTCCAAATAGAGGGCCTACTGTTGGTAATGTTTTTACATCACAATTTAGGTTAATGTCGAAACTGTCCCCTGGTAGTCCTATCTCACTCATGAATGGTACTAATGTACCTGAACTCATTGAGCTTCTCCATATATAACTTAAGTCATGTGTACTACGTGAGTAGTTTTTCATGCTTATTTCTTGTTTGTTTCCTGAGCCTAAACGCTCTCCTCCTAGTGTTGTTTTCATTATTTTTTGTTTTTGTCGTTTAATTCATTTAATATCATAAATACCTGTACTAATCTATTCCATGTCATTTTGTTTAATTCTTCTTCTACTTCTTTTCTAGTCTTATACGTTTCTGTTAATCTGTATTGTCCCATAACTCCGAAGCTTTCTTGATCTATTGTAATTATTGTAAATGGACTATTTTCCATTTCTTTTCTTACAATTGTTTCACTCCCAGAGTCGTTGTTGTTCACTTCTTTTACACTCGTTGATAAGTTCTCTAATGTAGTAGTTTCCATCTTTTGTAATTGTTTTAGTTGTTTTTAGTTGTTTGTATTTATTGTTTTTGATTTCGTTCTTCTTTATTATTTCCCCCGTACATATGTCTACGTAGATGCTTTTTGTTTTCCATTTTAAGTCTTTCTTTTTCTGCATTACTAATGTCTTTACCGTTAAATGGGTTCCTACCTGTTTCTTCTTTGTACGTTCTTATTAACTCTTTCACGTTAATGTAGTTTTTCATTTTCATAATTAACTTGATTACTTTAATGATTTTTTTTACTATTACGATTACTTTCTTCATTTTTTGTTTTCAAATATACACTTTTTTTTTTTAGTTCCTAATCTTCACTATAAAAAGCGCCGTTAGGCAAGATAACGTGCCCGTTAGGGACGTAAGCCATCTTTGGCGTTGGCTCTCCGTATATCTTTTTAATTCTTTCTTTCTTTTTTATATTTCTTCTTTCTTCTTCATATTTTTTTAATTCCCAGTTCTTTTCGTTGTTTCCATAGCCTTGCTTTTTATTTTTTATTCTTGCTTCTTTCAAGGCTCTTTGATAATCTTTCTCATTATCTCCATCTATTTCTTTTCCTAGCACATATCTTTTATTTTTATCCAATTTTTCTAACCATAATTTTTCTTTTTCTTCTTCGCTATATATTTTGTTTCTATAGTATATTGGTAGTGCTAGTTCTAATCCTTCTCTTGTTTTATATGTTTCTTTTGTTTTATTTTTTTTATATCTGTTTCGCTTACTATTCTTAGTTTCAACATATTTTTTTCCGATTCCTTGGCTTGCAAATATTTTTCCATTATATTCCTTATGATATTTATCTATTTTATTAACATATTTTACTATATAATTTATTGTCTTATTATTTACATATTCTCCTATATATACTGAACCGTATTTCCATATTTTTTCAATATCTTCTTTTTCTTTTGTCCATACTATTCCGTGCATATGCACTCTTTCTGTACTTTGGTGTCCTAGTTCTGTTACTAACCAATGTCTTATGGTTTTTTTATATTTTTTACGCCACCTTTCTGTATATCTTCTTACTGCTATTCGGCATACTTCATTATCAAGGTTATATCCCGTTAGTTCTGTGTTTTCTTTTTCTAATTTTGCTAATTCTGTGTCACTAAATGTCAACGTCACGAAGTGTGCATTTTTGTTATATTTTAGATCCTCTGTTAATCTTACTTGCCATTGTCTAGCTTTTTGTTTTTTACATTCCATACATTTTCCACACCCTACTGGTACATATAGTACCCTTTGGTCTTTAACAGGGGGAATATTCCCCCCGTTTTTTTTAGTTTCCATGTATTTTCTGTTTTTTATTATTTTCGGATATAAACACATTATTTACTGAATGTTAACATTTTCATGTAGTCCCCTCCTAGTCCTAGTAAATCACCCATTACTTTAGTTATTGATTTGTGCCACATTTCTTTGTTCTTCTGACTTATATTTAATTTGCCTAGTTCTTGAGTCACTGCTACGCTTAATTCTTTCGTCCATGCATTTTGTTGCATTATTTCTGTATTTTTTAGTATGTTATTAAATGCTGCTTCGTAGTTCTCTATGTCTTTCTGTGTTAGTTCTGTTCCTGCTTGTTTTGATAGTGTACTTGCTTGTATTTCTAATGTTCTTGCAAATTCTTGATTTAAGAAGTTTTCATAGTTTGCTTTAAATCTATCATTTTGCTGTGTTATTTCTCTTGCTTTTTCTCCTAGCACTTTAAGGTTATAGTTAAAACTTTCTTTGCTTAATTCATAGTCTAGTTCTTTTGTCATTCTTTCTAGCGTATCAATATCTGCTTTTTCTTTAGAGCTTTTAGTTTCGTTTTTTAACGTCTCAAATAGTTGTCCTAAGTTTGTTGTTTCTTGTTCTTCTTTTCCTGTTCTTGCTTTTATTTCTTGAGTTTCTGCATTCATTTTTTCTATCTGTGCCCCCATCATCATTCCTTCTATTCCCATTCCATTGTATCCTGGTGCATTTCCACTTGCTGCACTTCCTCCACCTTGGCTTCCTGTGGTTACTCCACCACCACCTTTCATTCCATACATTAATGCTGGATTCAGTCCTGCTCTTTTCATATGTCCCATTTGGTTTTCATAGTTTGTGTAGTCCCACATTCCTTTTTGCAGTTTCATTCCTTGTTCATTTAGTTGCATTTGGTTTTTTTGTTGCATTCCCATTAATTGCTGCTGTTGTTCAAATGCTCTTTGATTTCTAGATCCTTCAATTGCCATGTCTACACCTGTTAACCCTATTCCTGCTAATGTTCCTATTCCTGTTAAATCTGCCATTTTATTTAAATTTTATATTTTTTATGTTGTTTTTTATTTTTTCTATTCCTTTGAATATTCTGTATTTTGAATATTCGCTCAGTTCTTCTTCACTTATTCTGAATACTAAGTCTTCTATCATGTCTAGTTCATTTTCTACTATTCTGTAGATTTCTATGTTGTTAATTTTGTCTTTATTTTCTCTTAGAAACATTTTTCTTTTTTTTTCGCGCTTTATTCAAAGCGTTTTATTATACTTGATATATATGAACAAATGCGTACCACTAGTTTAAAAAGTTAGGGGAATTACCCCCTTTCTTTTTTTTTACGCTTCTTTTGAGTTTTTGTTCGACTCGGCTTCGCCGTCTAGCTTAATTATTTTAGCTTCTTCTTTTCTTGGTGCCTTTGCTTTATTATCTCTTTTTGCTGTTAGACTTGCTTGTACTTTATCCATTGCTTCTGCAGCTACTTCAAATCTATCTGTCCGAATATTATAAGCTGCCCCTATTCCATCTTTTCGCTCTGTGTATATCTCAGGCGCTCCATCTGTTATTGGTTCTTTATTACTTACTATTCTTTCTACTTTCTGTTCAATTGTTTCCCCTGCAAGCCGTTCTTGGCTTGTCAAGGTACTCCTATGATAATTTGGTATTTTATACATATTTTTTTTTTTATAAGTTAGGTATTATTTTAGCACTCATTTTTCTTCTTGCTGTTATTCCATTTGATATTTGTACCCAAAAGTTCTGACTATCTAAACTTTCTTGTGCAAATATATAATTATATTTACTTGGGTCTACATATGTTGTTAGATCATCTATTCCTGAATCACTATGTTCATATCTTCTGTTTAATGTCATAAACATTTCTTTTTCTTGTTCTGCAAAGTTTCCTCTACATTGGTTCACATTACTCATGTAGTTTATCCACGCAGGTTGTTTTCCATGTGTTCCATAATTTACTGTTCCATCTTGTTCTATTTCTGTGTCAAACCATGCTAAAGTATCTGTAATTTTATCCTCAAACCCTATACCATCTAACGCTGGTTTATGTAAATTATCTAATGTTTTTAAGTTTACATCAAATTTGTTTCCTTGTGAGTAGTCTATCCTAGGTGTTAGTGATACTATTCCGATTATATAACTCGGTTCACTTACTTTAATAGTCATTCTTCCACCTTTGTTTTTCCCTGTCAATCTTCCTCGACCTGCTAGAGTTCCCATTGGTTGTTGTTCTCCCTGTACATCTGTATCTGTTAATGACACTACTTCTTCAAATCCTAGCTCTTTTATCAAACTTCCATGATATACTGGACTTTCTACGCTTTTTGCTCTTTCGTGTGTGTACACTGCATCTAACCAATCGTCATAAGTTCCACCACTTACTGCAATTCTATTAAGCATATTATACACTTTTTGACTAAGGTTTAACGCATCCATTGTAACTACGTCTGAACCTTCACTATTTTGGCTTACTAATACCGCAGATACATCATTAACCCCGTTATCTCCATCTAACCATTCTGTACTAATCCAATTGTTATTTAAATCAGACTGGTATGTTTTGATTCCTAAACCTTCTTGACTTGCTAAGCAGTATGCTTCATCCCATCCACTTGCATTTCCTAATCCCAATCCATATGGCGCATCACTTGCACCATCTATTACGATTGCTCCTACATTTCTTACATTTTCCAACAGTTCCATTCTCATATCATCTATGTTTTTTAATGGGAATTCTGTTAGTTGTGGTTTTCCTGTTATAGCTGTTATACTATTTAACATTCTTGTTGGGTTTCCTGCATCATCCGCTAAAGGTATTATTTCAATACTACTATC